TGCTCAGCGCTGCACCGGACCACTGACCGTCAAGGGCGACCGATCCGCCGGTGATGCCATTGAGCGAGACGCCGGGCGCGGCCGCGATGGTCGCCACGCCTGCGCCGATCTGCGTGATGTTGATCAGGGTGCCGATCTCGAAGGGAACGGTGGCCTCGGCCGGAATGGTGACGGTGACGGCGGACGAGCCTGTCGTCTCGAGGATGCAGCCCAGATCGATGGCTTCCAGCGCATGGTTTATACCGGTCAGCGTCCGGATCGGCACGATGCCGGGGCGCGGTACCTCAACCCATGCGCCGTTGGTGAAGCGCACATGCCGCGCCTCATCGGAGAGCCAGAATTGCCAGCTGTCCTGCGGGGCGAGGAAGACCCAATCGGCGGTCCCTGCGATCTCATCCCAGAGCGCGACGGCATTGGCATTGGTGCTGGCTGCGGCTGGCACGATCGCAATCTGGCCCGGGCTGCCGGTCGTGGGCAGTGGGGTAGTGCGCGATGTGGCGCGCGCCTGGACCAACGCCGAGAGCCTGCGCAGGTCTTGGCTGAGGCTCTCGCCCCAATTGCGTTGGCCGGGGTCGTAGAAGGCGCGCAGCCCCAGCCCCGGCATGATCCGTTCCGGCATGGTCGTCCTCGTGATATGTTTGGTAAAAGTGGTGGAGTGATCGAATGACGATGTCTGACAAGCGGGGTGTGGTGTGACGGAGCCGATCGATCATCACCCAGACCGACGTGTGGCGCAGCTCGCAGCGGCGCGCCGGACGATGCATGCTCATGCGCCGGACCCTACCCGCCTGCGCCACGCCTGTGCGTTGATCCTCGCCTTGAGTTCGGATCCATTCGACCGCAGGGTCGCGGAAGAGCTGCTTAAATCCTCCGATCTCACAGAGCAGTAGTGGCCGCGTTCAGGTGCCCCAGAGAAATCCCCAGCCGCGATCCCATCCGGCGGCGAAGGGGGCGGTCAGGCGCAAGCCCCGCGCCTCACGGTCGGTGAGCCACGTACCTTCCACGATGCGGCGGGCCCGGACGGCGACCTCAATCTCGGCGGTGCGGTCCGGTGCGCCGGTCTCGGGAATGTCGTCGGGCACAAGGGTCCGCGTGGCAGTCAGCCCCGCGTCGATGACAATGCCCGGGGGCAGCAGGGCGACCCCTGTGTCCGGGTCGACCCAGCGTATCTCGACGATGTAACTCACGCCCGGCTCCGGTCCGATGGAGGCGGCGGTATGATCGACGATCACCGGGCTGGTCTGGGTCAGCCGGTCACGATGGGTCCAGCTGAGCAGCAGGTCACCGGTGACCAGCGCGTCGATGTCGGGCGCATAGCTGCCGTTGCCCTGGACGCGGCCGGGCGGCAGCGGTCGGATGGCGCGTCGGTCCAGGGTGACCGTGTCTTCCGGCGCCATTGCAAAGGCCAAGGTCCCGCGTCCGGTCTCGGGCAGAAGCCGAACCGCGAGGGTCTCGCCCGCCGCCCAGGAGTCCTCGGTGATCCGCGCCGCTTCATCGAAGAAGATGACCGGTGTGCCCGCCGCATGTGCGCGCGGCACGCTGTCGAGACAGCCGCGTCCGACGGTGATGGCGTCCGGCGTGATGCCGTCGATGCGCACCAGCTCGCCACCAATGCTGGCCAGCGTGCCGATCCCGACCTCGCCGATATCGCGCCAGCCGGTCACGGGGATCACGCGCGCTTCAGGATTGTCCGACAGGTCAGCCGCCAGAAGTGCCGTCGGGGCGAAGGCCACGGTGCCTTCCAACGCAGGACCTGTGCCCGCATCGATCCAGAGCTCTGCCGCCAGTGCATCCGCGCTCGGGCGTTCGCCACTGGCAACCAGCGCGCCTGCATCAGGATCCTCACCAAGGATCCGGTCCGCCTCGGTATGGCCCAGCTCGCGCACCAGCAGCCAGTACGGCGCTTCCCCGACCATGCGCCGCGTCAGCGCCCGTGGTGGAGCGGCAATGCCGGTGCCTGTCGGCATGCGCCCGCCTGCGATGGCGGTGGCACCCAGCGCAAAGACATCCTCAGCGATCTTCAGCCGGATGCCGTTGTCGCGCCCGTCACCCTGACCGATCTCGGAAAGGCGCATCACCACGTCATCAAGCCCCAGACGGGTGGACCGCAGCCGGATTACATCGCCGGGGCCAAGATTAGCGCCTTCGCGGTTCACCACGATCTCGCCGGTCAGGAGCGGAACCGACAGAGCCCGCAGGTCGCGCTCGGCGACGCGCAGGGCAAGCCCCTGATAACGGATGCCAGGATACTCGAGCGTGGTCGCGATCACCTCGCCCATCGCCTGCACCCGCGCGGTGTCGGTGACGGAGACAGCGCCGGTATCGTCGGTCCAGGCGTCGGTGAACCGCACGGTCACGCTGTTCACCAGATCAGATGGCGAACGGCGACCAAGGCGGCCCCAGTCCACCACATTTGCTTCATCAAAGAGAGGCAGGTTTGCTGCCACATAATCCGCCCGGATCAGCTTCAGCTCCCAGAGCCCGGTGCGGCGGTCGATGAACAGCGTCGCATCGATATGATCGAGGATGCTGGCGATGAACTCCTCGATCGAGCTGTCCTGCTGCCAGATCAACGAGAGGCCAAAGCCCTCCGCATAAAGCGCATCGGCGGCGGCCGTGAAGCTGACCCCGATCTCGACTGCCGAATAGCCCAGACCCCAGTCGCGGTTGGTCAGGCATTCGCGGATGATATGGGCCGGGTTCATGTCCGGCCCGTTGCCGAAGGCTCCGCGCAGGGAGGCCACCAGCGCCTGGCTGTTGCCGGCCGGAATGACCGGCACGCCATCGACGGGTGTGTTGTCGATCTGGGCGGTAAAGCTCGTGTCGCTGAGTGCGATGTTGAAGCCGAAGATATCGGCGGGTGGCAGGGTGCGGATCAGGGCAATCGCTGCATCGACAGAGGTGGCAGGCGCGGGTTCGCCGTCGGTCACGAAGATGACGATGCGGCGCTTGGAGCCGCTGCCTGCAAGGAAGCTCCCTGCCTCAACAAAGGCCGCATCAAAGCTGGTGCCGCCTGTGGTGCTGTTGGACAGCGCCAGCATCCATGCCTCGAGCGCTGCATAGTCGTCGGGCCCCATGTTGCGCCGCTCGATCGCCCCCGCGACGCCTGCGTTCCAGAGCACGATGCGGATATCATTGGGCCGGTCGGGATCGACGCCAGCGCCGATCTCGCGGATCAGCGCTGCGACACCTGCCTTTTGTGCCGCCATCCGCGTGCCCGACATCGAGCCGGAGACGTCGAGGGCGATGTAGATCGCCGCATCCGAGATATTGGCCTCGGGAACGATGGGTGCCTTGTCGGGATACCATTGCGGTGATCCAGCCTCACTCACCAGCACCCGGGTGACGCGGATGGCCCAGGGCTTCAGGTAAGGATTGATCCCGAGATAGACCTGCCGCAACACGAGGCTGCAAAGCCCCCGATAGGCTGGCACATCGCCGCCCATGCGCGCAGCGAGATAATCGTTCGGACCCTGCGTGGGCCCGCCCATCAACACATCGACATCTCCGACAATACCACCCTCACGGCTCTCGCCACCAAATAGGTCGGGGGTATCGATCCGGATGCGCCCGCCGCCCGCACCGGCGTTGCTGGCCGCCGTCGTTGCGATGAGGACCTCGACCGACTGTGCCGGAAAACTCAGCGCCTCCGGCAGGACGGACCACGCGGTCGTGCCGGTGACCACGTTGAAGGACACGCTCTGCAGCGTCACGGTCTGGCTGCTGCCGTTCGCGAGCTGCAAGCGGTAATCCTGCCCGATACGCACACCAGCGCGCGTTCCGGGGAAGGTGATGGTCGCCCCGGTATCTCCTGCAAGTGCGGCGGTGGCCGCCATGCTTGCAACAACACCGATCCGGGTCTCGACCGCCGCACCGCCGCCGCCAAAACCGCCGCCGGTCGTGACCGACCACGCGATCCGGCTGTCGACAAGGATCTCACGGATCGCATCAATCGGGCCGTGGCAAAGCGCCAGATGCACGCCCAGCGAATAGCGATAGCCGACGGTCTGGGCTTTGCTACTGCCGCCCATGGCTTGCCTCCGTCAGGTTGATATCTTTGGATCCGGACGCCGGTGCGCTGGCCTCCCGAACCTCGGCCTCCCGGAGCACGGGATCGACCAGCGCATCGCCGGTGGCACGCAGGCGATCGGCGTCGATGCCGTGATCAAGGAACTCCTGCCAGCCCAGCCCGTGACGGCGAAACCACGGGCGCACGCCTGGCAGGCAGTAGCGCGCGGCGCGGAGGTCCTGAACGGTGACACGAACGGGTATGGTTGGAAGCGGGTCCGTCACTTCTTGCCACCTTTCTTCTTGATGGGATCAACCCTGAGGTCTCCGGCCCAGACGACATTGGGCCCGGTGATCAGCACGGTGCCGAAGACGACCGGGATCGGCCGGCCTTCCTCGGCCGTGGGCAGCGTAAAGTCGTCGAGCCCCGCAGCCTGTGGCTTCTCGACCTTGGGGCGCGGGCTTAGCGCATAGGAGATCGCTGAAAGCACCAGCCCGAGGACGAGCCGTGCGATGAAGGTCCAGACCATGGGGGCGTGCTCTGTGCTGTTTGGTGGTGCGAGGGCGCAGGAGGTGGCGTTGGCTTTGGCGTCGGTGGTGACGCGTCAGACGATGGAGCTGCCGCCGAAGGGATTGCGGCCGGGGATCTCGGGAAAGCCCCCGAAGTTCGCGAGATTGCCGAACTTTGCGGCACAGGTGGCCGCGCGCAGGTCGCAGCCCGGCGCGATGTCAGCAAGCACGGGCAGTGGCTCGCCCGTGTCAGGGTCGAGTTCCGGGGTGGCGATCGCTGCGGCAAGTTCCGGCATCGGGCGCGACAGGGTCAGCGTTGCACTTGCATGATTGGTGATAAAGCCCAGCTCGGTGCCAAACCGCAGTACGCCGCCACGGAACCAGCCGTCGGGCATTTCCGCTGCCTGCGGGATTATCACTGCATTCACCGCGACGCTGGTTATCACATCGCTCTGCCATTGCAGCGCAATGTCGAGCCCGCAGCCACGCCCGTAAAGCGCATGGCGGCAGAGGCTTTGATACTTTGCGCGCACCCCGGCCCGGCGCAGCGTGCTGAACACGGACTCGGCTTGCAGGATGATCCGCTGGCCCTCGACCTCGGCCCCCACCACGCGGCCCTTCCAGTGCGCGACCGTCTCGCCCAACACCTGCTCATGGCCACGAAAGATGGTCAGGGTCATTGGCGTGTTCCCTATCGGCGCAAGGAAACGCCGCGCGAAAGGATGCGACAAGGGCCAGGTCAGTTCCAGCCGCCCGCGCTCGATCTCGCTTGTTTGTACAACATCGCCATGGGCCACAGCCGCGGCGTCCCAAGTGATCGTCTCCCCGCCGCTGCTGGCGCTGATCCAGTCTCCGGCCCGGCTGGTGAAGCGCCAGACCTGCGTGGCCTCAA